GATTTTGCTTTCATTTTATTTTCCTTATGCCAGTTCAGTGACACATAATGTTGATGAAGTAACAGTAGCGTCTTTAATGTATGCAATCTTATCGCCAGCATTAACTTTAAATATACTTACTGAGTTATTAGGAATCATCATGCTTGTTGTAGTTGAAGCTGTTGGAGCTGAGCCAAATGAAACATGGCAATGTCCAAGTGAACAAGATACTCTTACTAAAGTCACACCAGCACCAAAGGCAGCTGAGGCTGCTGTAGTATTGCCTACTGCAAATACTTGTGATGTACTGGGTGTATAAGCGTCTACTACAATATCATTATCATCGACAGCTATTGTACTCATTTTTTACCCTTTGCTTTTTTTATTTTTTTCATTTCGCCTTCTGACATTTTCATTTTCATAGGCTCTGACTTTTCATGCTTTTTCATTGCAGACTTGGATTTATACATTTCCATGCCTTCCATGATTAGCTTTCCATTTGATTTTGTTTTAGCGTGTCCCATTATTTTTTCTTTCCTTTAGATTTACCAGCAGATGATAATGCAATTGCAATAGCTTGCTTTTGAGGCTTGCCATGCTTCATCTCTGTTTTAATATTAGCAGAAATTACTTTTTTACTTGAACCTTTTTTGAGTGGCATAGTGATCCTTATCTTATTTGAGGAATCTGAGCTTGTAAAGAGCTTCAGCAATATCATTTACAATATCATCCACGAGTTGATTCATATCAGAATCTTGTGGTAATTTTTCTCGTAGGATCTTTACATCATTGTAAATCTTTTCAACTTCCTTAACTGGATCGTTATCTGGAAGATCATAAAATGTTGGGAATGAGTCAATCTGGCCATACTTACCCATAAACTTTTCAGCATATGAATCAGCACCTTCTGTTAGTGCTTCGTATAGTTCACCTAGTGTGACGTGTTGCGAATATGATTTTGACATCCAGTGCAATAAGTGGATGTTAGTTGCAGAGTGAAGTAATAGCAATAAGAATGTAGGAGCAATTTTGTCATTGCTTACATCTTGTTTAAATTCATTCGCCATTTAATTCTGCCTTTGTATGTTCGTGATCTGTTAATTTGAAATGAGTTAAGTTTCTACAGTCTGGGCAAATAGAAGATCCAGTGTCATCTAAGTCGTATGGCTCGCCACACTCTTCACACACTTTCACTAGCATAAAATTCTTTCAGACAAAAAAAAGCCTACAGTTAAGTAGGCCAACTATGGAGTGCTGAAAGTAATAGATACAATTATCCCAGCAACTTAGGATTATACCTTATGGAGCTTGATTTGTCAATGTCTACGTATGTATCCTACGTGAAGCCATAGTCAAAAGATTATCAATTGCTAAATTGTAGTGGTAATTTTGCAACTCTTCTGGCTTTGCACCTAACCACTTTGCATAGATAGCATTTTGCTGTCTTTGCTCAAGCGAATGAATAATAGCATCTATCGTTCTAACATGAGTTCCTGTCATCGTATCAAATAAATCATCAAATGATGTACTAACACCACCTCCAGAGAGGCCAATACTTTTGGATGGATAGCCCAGCTTATGTGAATCGCTGTGCTTCATGTCAGCAGCCCATTTACCTAATAAATCTTCTAAGTGATCTATATTCATTTAATCATTCTGATAATGAGCCAAAACACCATAAGACTCGTAAGCAACATTAAATCTTAAATTATGCTTTGTGTGTGACTCGCTGTAAATAGTTCCAGACAAGTTTTTTAATGCTTCTGGCAATGGCCTAAGAATATCTTGTAGGCCACATGGCTTAGTTACATAATACTTGCAATTAGCCCTAGCACCATTAGATTCAATGGTATTTTTTTGAGCCATAGCTGGTATGATATTTTTAACTTTGTCATAAGTCGTTCCAAGTTCTGCTGCAATTTCTTTGGCAGTTAATTCACGACCCTTGAGTATGTTATAAATCTTTTCTCTTATTTGATCATAAGAAAATATTTCATGGTCAATAATAAAGACCCTATCTTTTCTTGGTGAGTTCATATACTTCCCCTAATGTTTTAATGTCATCAAATGGTACGAGTGTAATTTTATCATCCTTGCCATCTCTGGTGTAAATTTTATAAATTCCTTTTCCCTTTTGATAATTATTTTGCTTGAGTTTATATTGAATAAATGCTAGGAGTTCTTTTCTATCCACTACAAGCCATGTATCAGTTCTTTCAAATACGATGAAGTCAGCCTTGCCCTTAATCCAGCCATCATCACCAACTACATTAGTACCTTCTATCCAAGTACACTCATCTTGCACTTGATCCTTTGTTACATTCTTAATTGCTTTAACATCAAATTTTAATTTTGGTGAATTTATTACAGATTTTAATTTACCTTCAACATCCCAATGCTCATACATATCTTGCACTTTAGTTGCAAGAGTTACATCGTTTAAATGTTCTTCAGCAAATCTTCGTTCAGCATCTAGTCCAACTTGATACTGATCTTCTCTAAAATGTTTCTTCACGAAACATCCCTAACTTTGCACTCCCATCGATTTGATTTATTTTTAAACCACCCATGTACTATGACAGTGATGCCAGCCTTGCGTATTGCTCCAATGGCTTCTGAGTCAGCAATCTTTTTGCATCGAGCCAATGCGTTCCCAGCAGTTGTGGTCTGCACGAATACAATTTCTTTATCTCTCAATGCAACTATGTCGCATATATTAAAAAGATCCTTGCGAGTTCGTGAGAATGGATTCCAGTGTTCTGTTATGTCAACAGTATAGCCTTGCTCTTTTAAAAATTTTAATGACAGTTGCGTTGGTGAGTATTTACTCATTGTCAACCTTCTGCACGTCACCAGTTGACTTATTCAGTTCATATTCTGCTAGATCTTCTTTTTTCTTTTTATGAAAAATTAAATCATAGTTATCTAAATACTCTTGTGACGTTGGTTTACTTACTAATGAATCACCAGTAACATTATTTGTTGCTGCCATCTACATCCTCCATGATAGTAATTTTAATATGCTTATATGCAGCTTCAATTGCTACGAATGGAATTAAAAATGGCACTAACATAAATCCCATAATACCTACGACAAATTTCATCATTTGACTTTTACCTTTTCATTTTCAAATAACCATGCAATTGTTTTACGATGCGCAGCTTCCCATAAGTCAACACGTTCATCACGTTTCATTGTTTTATCGTTATCAATCATAAAGTGACAAGCACTGCATAATGCACTAATTCTAAAGTCATGAGCTTTTTCGCCCATACCCTTGCCATCACGTTGTTGGTTTGAGTGAGCTGCACAAACTGTACCATCTTCAATACCACAAGACATACATGGTGCTTCACGTACAACTTCTAAAAGTTTTTTATTTCGATAAGTCATTAGTACAATGCCTCCTCATAATCATTTGGATTAAATTTTTTTACTGGCTCTTGTTTAAGTTCAATAATTTCAGTATGTGGATGTGATTCTTTGTACCACTTGGCCTCACGTTTAGACCAGCGATATTTTCTAATGATGTCACCATCATCTACAACTGCGTGAGTAAAATTTATCATTGCATTACACTTTCTTGACCTAAGTCATAATCAAATTTAAATCCAAATTGCTGACCCCACGACTCAATCATTTCCATGTACTCGTTGAATTCTTTTACCTTCATGCGAGCAGTAGATTTTAAAGTTGTTACTGGATGACCAGCAACTTCTTTGGTTTCAGCTGTAAACTGGAAAAGCATCAACTCATGCATATCCAGCGCAGAATATCCTAAGTGATCGCCAAGCATATGAAGCAATTGCCAGTACCTACGATTCTGATTTGATGATCTTGTATCATCATGTTCAGTTACTATGACATCGTACAATTGATTTTCATTGTAGTTGAGGGATTTAAATCTGTCTATTAGTTTGTCTAGATTGTGCTTGCCCAAAAGAAACTGAATCGTTGCCTTTATCATAGTCATCCTTCCAATTAATTGATTTAGCTACTACACCATTTTTTGCTGTAAACTTCCAAGCAATCTCGTTTGGCTTCCCATCCTTATCAAGCAATGGGTTGCCTTCTTCATCGAGATTAAAATACTTGTGCCATTCAGTATTTTCTAATTTCATCACTACCTCCCAAGTGGTCGTTCATAATATCTTAAAGATGAAGGCTCATAATATAAACCAATTGATCCTTCGTACTCAAAGTGCCTTTGCTTAACTACACTCATGTAAGCATCTGGTGTAATCCTTGCTTCTTCAGCACTCATTTTACCAGCCTCTAGTTTACTAGACTTATCTTTATTGCGATACACACTGATCACGTTATCTGCCAAATTTGTCACGTGTGTAGACCCACTCACGTCATGCTTCTTAGGTGCGCCAGAAAATTCATCGCCCTTGCGTGAGTGTGCAACTAAAAATATGTGAATGCCAAGATCACGACAGGCCACAGCTAGACGATCTGTAAATTGTTTTTGCAAGTTATAGTCATCTTCATTAATACCAATCTTCATTAATGAATCTACCACGATAAAATTAATACCAAGTTCTTGAGCTGCGTAGTAAACAACACTCATGATACTGTCTGGGCTTGTAGTGCCTTGCTGATCATACAAAAATAATTTACCACTGGTATTAGTTAAGAATTTTTGAATCACCTCTTCACTAGGATTGTCACCACCAATTGATTGGCGAATAAATCTTCCAAGCGTTGCTTTGACAGACATCTCAAAACTAGCAACTAAACACTTGTAATCATTCCTAAGCAAATGAAGCATGATGTAATTCAAGAGCATAGATTTTCCATGACCAGACCAGCCAGACACTATCGTAAGCTCACTGGGTCTTAGCCTCCAGTTATCCACCATCTTTTCAAATGGCAATGTAGCACCTTCATGAAGCTCCCCAGAAAAATATTTTACAACTTCATCGTAATAATTATCTGGTGACTTAATTTTTAAGTGTTCATCATTATCACGTTGAGCAAAATAATTTTGTATCTGGGCTTCATCAATAATTAACTTTTTTGTTTTTTCTTCTAATGACATTTAGCGTAAGCCTCTCTTAAAATTTGTGCTGCTTTAGTTAATCGTTCACGATCAGCCTCTGACAATTCTTTTCCATGAGCCATGTCCATAGCTGCAACAGCTACAAGTAATGTTTCATTTGATATGGCCTTTAAGACAGCATAGGGATTGAAGGCTGCTTTAACAGGCTTCAAGTCACCAATACGACTTGGGATTATATCATCAAAAGATAATCCAGCTGAATCTAAAATATCAGAAGCACTACATCCAGCAAAACAATTTACTAACACTCTCGTGTCTGGTAGAAGTTTTATAGATAAAGAAGCTGATCTATCGTCATGAGCTGGGCATAGACATTGCCACTGATCTTTGCCACTACTGTAAACTTTTTCAAACCTTGCTAAAATTTCATTAATGACCATATATCTTTTCTCTCTTCTTTTATTTTCTTTTCTTTTCTAATATTATCTTTTCTCTTCTCTTCTTCTATACTCTCTTCTGGCTTAGAGATGCTATAGAGTTCGTCTAGAGCTTCATGAAGTTCTTCATCTATCCATCCTTTCAGACGAGTTAGCATAGATTTAATGTACTCTGGCTCTTTGCGTAATCTAAAGCAAATTTTCCTAATATCTGGAAGCTCACCAGTACCTTTTTCAGAGGCAAGACACCATAATTCAAATAGTGTTGCCTTCTCTTCTGCGTTCAAAGCGTGCCAGTCTGGATCATTTAGGATCTCACGACCATAGCACTTAAACCAAACCATAGACCCTTTGTTGCGATAATGCTGGAATTTAGTCCAATTTCTTATTTTCATGTATAACTCCAAGTTGGTTAACAACTGCCTATTTTTTAAGCAGTGATCTGGGGAATCCCAGTGAAATCAAGCTTAGCAAAAATAAATACAAAAAGCAACATATTTATTTAAAAATATTATAAATTATTTTCTATAATGCTTGTATATTTTTTTTAGAATTGCTATAGTTCTTTTCAAGCAGTACATATTTTAACTAAGGAGATTTAAATGAATAACCAATTAATACAGCAAGAAATCCTATACAAACTAAATGCAAAAAATATTGCAAAGTTTGGCATTTTAAATGTAAAAAGCGTTGTTGATAGTTATGTAGACAGCTTTCCACCTAACTTAAAATTTATTATTGCCAATTATACATATGGTCGTGATATCCTAGCTGATAGAAGTAATGAGTGGGCTAATGATGTTCTTGACATTTTAAATAAAAAGGAAGGTGTGTAATGGATCAACAATATTACGAAACTGTAGCTAGACATGAGGAGTGGCTTGAAGATCAAGCTGCTCTTTCTAAAATAACTTACGATGTTTATTGCCAAACTATTGCGCACCAAACATTTTATGTAGGCAGCGTTACAGCTGATAAAAAAGCAGAGTTTATTGTTAATACTCACTATGATGCTAATAAATTAATTTTCTGGGAAAGGAGGCTGTAATTGAAATATATTATCGTTCCTGTGGCTGTGTATTTGTACGCAGCCTTTGTGCTTTACGTGGTATTTCCTTTTTTAATTAAACTTCATGGAGGTTAATGTGTTCGATATTGACAATCCTAAATG